AATGGGGGGGGGTTTGTTGGTGTAACCCGCCGTATGGCAGGGAAATTGGCAAATGGGTTAAAAAGGCGAGCGAAAGCAATTTTTGTGTGATGCTATTGCCCGCCCGGACTGATACGCGATGGTTCCATGATTATATTTACAATAAGGCAGAAATAAGATTTTTGAAGGGAAGGTTAAAATTTGGTGATTGTAAAAACGCGGCACCGTTTCCAAGCATGATTGTAATTTTCAAAAACTGTGTATAAAGGGTGTGGATAAGTGTATAATTATCTACATTTGCAAAGTTATCTACACAATGATATTATTAAAAACATAAGTAATAATATCAAAAACATGCCGAAATTTCAGACAAAAGAAGAAGCAAACGCATATTATAGGGATTACCGAGCAAAAAACAAAGAGCAAATCCGAAAATATAAGCGCGAATATATGCGATCGCACCGCCGAGGGGAAAAATACACGGCAAGCATAATTTCGTGGGCTAAACTGAACGCCGAAAAAATAAAAGCACAAAAGTTTTTGCGGATGGCGGTGCGGTATGGCTATGTTATAAAAAAGCCTTGTGAAATTTGCGGAGCGGAAAGATCAGTTGCCCACCATGAAGATTACAATAAGCCCTTGGATGTGAATTGGCTTTGTGAAATTCACCATAGAGAAAAACACCCAAAGGATATGTTATAATTGGATGCGAAGAAGAAGCGGCACGGTTAATCAAATTCTTTTACCGGATTGCACGCTTCTTTTTTGTTGCCAACCTATGCAAACTATGGTTTAACCGCTATAATGAAATTGGAAGCGTACGCCCAAAAGATTACTAAGCGGCGGAAGGTTGCGCAAGCAACAATACTTGTGATGCTAACCCGCTTGAACACGCCAAAAATAATCACTTTGGCTAGGGCATGTAAAGGATTGCACCGGTGCGGGGATAAGTACATTTCGCAAACCAAAGCATTAAAATCTTTTTCGCGCATTGCTTGATGTTTATTCCGGCGGGCGTATGCAACCAAATTTAATTAAATAGAAAACAAAAACACCATGAGTAACCAAGAATATGTTACCAAGGATTTATACCTTACAGTTTACCTTTTGAGTATTGGAAACGACCCAATTTTAAGAAAAGAAGGATCAGATGATCGCTTTGCCTTTGGCTTTGAAAATAGCGATAATTTGCAAAATGAGATTAAGAAATTTTACGAAAGGTGCGCCCAAGTAGAGCCGATGCAATTTTGCGTGAGCCTAAAACAACTTAAAAGCCGGATGTATAATTTCCAAGACTAATGACAAAGTTTATTTTAAAAGGGCGGGTGTGCAGCAAAAAAAACAGCCGCCAAAACAGGAAGGCGCGGACAGCAAGCGGGAAGGTATATGGCTTCACCGTGCCAAGCGAGGCTTACGAGTGTTTCAAAAATGATTGCATCCAACAGATCACACAAAAGAAAATCCCGAAACTGAAACCGCCTTATTTTATAAAATATGATTTCCACTTGAAGGGTGGCTTGGATATTGACATAGACAACGCCCAAACAAGCGTTAATGATGTTTTGCAAGATAAGTTGGTTAAGGTTATTGACAATGACAAAAACATAATTGCGGTTGAGGCGCGCAAGCACCGCGGGGAAGATGATTGGTGGGTTGAATTAGAGATTTGCGGGGAGTACAATTTTTAGGCAGTTAATAATTTAAATACCATAACAAAACTATGGATGAAGAAAAAAAGGTTGAAGAAACCACGGAAGGGCAACCGGAAACAGCCCAAGAGGAAGTGAGAGCCGAGGAAGTCAAAGAGATTGACCCGGCAGCAAGAGAGATTGCAAAAAAGCTTGTGGCTGAATTGCCAGAGCATACCACGATCCAAAGAGTGGACAACGGATTTGTAATTTCAATCCCGGGGCAAAAGCACCGCGTGGCTTACACCCTTGAAGAAGTTATCAAGCATGTTACGGATATTTTCACCGCTTAATTGAAAATCTTATTGGTGGTAATTTCGATTGCCACCAAGAGTGATTAACAAAAACAGAATGAAAACAAGAAGTAAAAAATTGGATGAAAAAGAACTTTTTTTATATTATTGCGAGAGCGAAAACGGCAGACAAAGGAATTATCTTGATGTTGCAAAGAAATTTGGCTTAACTAAAGGAACGGTTGAATATTTAGGAAAAAAAAATGACTGGGTGAATATTAGGCAGAAGTTAGGCGAAGATAAGTTTTTATGTTTCAAAGAAAATCGGGAGCAGATTATTGCCGAGGCAGAGCAAAAACAATATCAGATTTGGAGCAAGGCGCTGAAAATGTTGGAATGGGAAATGGACTTGATACAGAAAAAACAAGAAAGTTACCAAGTGGCAATTGCCATGGATCCAACCGGGAAACTTGCCCGCAAGGTTGGAGCTTTCGACCAACGCCAACTCATGGAAGCGATGAAAACAGCGATCAACGGCTTCCGCATAAACCTTGGATTACCTACCGAAATAAGCAAGGGTGAAATGACCAACTTAAACAAAGAAGTTGATTTGACCGATGAAGATATTGCCGGGTTGGATGAAACATTAAAACGCTTAGAGAAAACAAAAGATGAAACTAAGGCTTCAACCACTAATTGAAAAACATGGTAAAGAAAAAGTACGACTTTATTTAAGAAAACGCTTTGCCAAAAAAACACCGGAAGCTTTTTGGGAATTTGCATATTTGGTATTTGGGCAAAAGATGCCCGATCAAACCCCGGATTTTCACGAAACAATTATTTCCGACTTGATCAAAGATGAAACGGTGGATTGCGGGCGTAATGCTTTTGCAGCCCCCCGAGGTGGTGCCAAAAGTACGCTAACCGGTACGATGTATGCAACATGGCTTGCAGTTAATGGATTTTTCAAAAGTGTGGTGTATGCTTCCGACACTTACAAAAAAGCCATTAAGCTTTCAAGCCCGATCCGCAAAGAAATTGAAGGCAATAAGATTTTACGGTGGCTTTACCCGGAAGCAAGAAGCAAAGAATGGGGCAAGGAAGGGTTTTTGGTGCATGGGATTGAGCAAGACACTTATTTTATGCCGGTTGGATCCGGGATGAATGTGCGTGGTATTTCCGAAAATAATGCCCGCCCTGAATTGGTGATTTTGGATGATTTGGAAAACCTTGAAATGGTGTACAGCGCCGACCAACGCAAGAAGCTTAAAGATTGGCTTGATTTTGATGTAGAACCGGCTATGGACAGGTACCACCGCAATATTGTATATGTTGGTACCCTTTTGCATTATAAAAGCCTCCTAAGTCAAGTTTTGAGCAATGAAGGCAAATACAAATCGTGGAATACCCGGCTTTTCAAGGCATTGGATGATAACGGCAAGAGTTTTTGGGAAACCCGCTTTTCCGCCGAGTATTTGCGCGACATTAGAGATAACCCGGAGCATCCCGATTATGTGGGCAGTATAGTTTTTGCGCAGGAATACCAAAATGAGCCGCAGGATGATAAAGACCGAATTATTAAAGCCGAGTGGATCAAGCAATATAATTTCCGTGAGCAATGGATTAGCCGTGAAGCTGATAGTGATGAAAAAAGGGAAAAACAATGGCTTGATACCTTGGAAATTGTGGGTGGAACCGATCCGGCTATTTCCGAGGAAGCAACCGCCGATGAGTTTGTGAGTTATATTTATGGATTTTGCAAGGAAAGTGCGGCGGAATACATGCTTGATTGTTTGATTATGAAAAGCAATGATCCCGATGAGCAAGCCAAGAAGATTTGCGACATGATCGAAAAGTGGCATGTTAAGATTATGGGTATTGAAGCCGTGCAGTATCAACGCGGACTTTCAAAATTAGTACAAAAGGAATTGCAAAGGCGTGGCATTTACTATTGCCGCATTAGACCTATCAACACACACAAAGATAAAATATTAAGGGCGCGCATCCATGCCGTTGCGTTTGAAGGCGGATTTATAAAATTGCGTGAAGGGCATGAGGCAACCGAAAAGATCCGTGATCAGATATTGGAATTTCCGCTTGGTGATCACGATGACCGTTTGGATGCAATTATGCTTGCCCGCGAAGCAAGACAAAAACCAAAGGCAAAGGCATTTGCTAAAAACCCCTTGAAGTAATAAAATAAAATTAACTTTAATAAACTTTCAATGCTATGTTAAAATTTCCGCCCCCAAAAGAATTACAACGCATAAACGATTACGAAATATACGAAAAGATATTTTTTGGCGAGCATTACGAGGCTTTCAATGTTGCGACCGGCGGAGAGTTTGGACAGGATTTAAAAAAACTTGATAAATTGCGGTATGTTGCCGCGAACTTTGGCGGGATGATTTCAAAGCTTTCCGCTGATATGTTGTTTGAGGAATTTCCGAAGATTACCATGCCCGATCAAGATGAATTTATTGATGCCTTGATTGAAAGCAACAATTTGAAAACGCAGTTTTATGAAAGCGCCTTGGAAAATTCTTACCGGGGTGATGCCGTTTTCCGCATCCGTGGTGAGGAAAAGCAAGTGATCATTGAGGATTTGAACCCAAGTATTTATTTTCCCGAATACGATGAAAACAATGTGCGCCGTGAACCGAAAGCGCATAATTTGGCGTGGCGTGTAGGACTTGGCGGAACCAACCCAACAAGTGGAAAACAGCGCCAAGGAATGTTTATGGAAAAGCACTTGAAGGGATCCATTAAATATCACCTTTACGAGATTGACGGTGCCGGCAATGTGCTTGGCGAGATTACCCCAATTGAAAGTTATTACCCGGAGATTAAGCCAACGGAAGCAACAAATATTAAGGATTTCTTGGTGGTGCATATTCCAAACTTCCGGGTAAATTCCCGCTTCTTTGGCATATCCGATTACAAAGATTTGACTTCCCTATTTGCCGCCATTGAAAACCGCGTTACCAAAGTTGATAATATTTTGGACAAACACGGCGATCCTATTTTGGCAGTACCGGAAGGCGTGCTTGATGAAGAAGGCAATGTGAACCGCAAAAGCTTTGGTGTGATTGAAGTGCCAACCGATGGCGGAAGCGGACAAAAACCGGAATACATTGTTTGGGATGCAAACCTTGATAGCGCCTTTAAGGAAATTGACAAATTGGTTGAATTTCTATTTATGACTTCCGAAACTTCAAGTGCAGCCTTTGGCTTGGACAAAAACGGTGCAGCCGAAAGCGGAAGGGCATTGAAATATAAACTTTTGCGCACCATTGCCAAGAAGCACCGCAAAGAGCTTTATTATGATTGCGGACTTAAAAGACTTTTCAAAAATGCTTGCGAATTTGCCAAGGCAAACAGTTTTATGGCGGGTGAAGTGGCTTGGAAAGGCGAGGTTGGAAAAGTGCAGATCGAATGGCAAGATGGCATTATCAACGATGCGCTTGAAACACTTGAAGTTGAAGAAAAGAAACAATCCATGGGCATTACTTCCGATGTGGATATTATTATGCGCACCGAAGGCATAAGCAAAAAGGAAGCCGAAGCGAAAGTTAAACTTATTCAAGAAGAAAAAAAGGCGAACATGCCGGCTTTCACGGTTAACCCTTTTAATGCCAAGGATCCGGCGAACATGCCACCAAAAAAGGATATGCCGCCAATGGATAAGCCTAAGAAATAATTATGCCTAAGAACCCGCAAGGGGTTGTGCCTTCCGATGGCAGCGTTTCGCTTTTCAACAAGATCATTTCCAAGACTTACGCTGATGTTTACGATACCCTTGAAAAAGCAAGCCCAACGGATGCCTTCCGAAGAAAGCAGACCCTTAACCAAATAAAGGAAATTTTGGATCAAGCCGATGCGGACACGCAAGCATGGGTTAAATTAAATATTCCCGGCTTTTATGAAAAAGGAATGTTTGAAACCGTCAAAGGCATAAACGACCGGGGCGGTGTTTTAAATATCAATAACGACTTTGCCCATTTCCACCGTGAAGCCATTGAGGCGTTGAGCCAAGAAACTTACACGACCATTGCAAGCGGTATGGCAGGGGTATATAAAAATGCCATTGGCATAATCAACAATGCAGCGCGGGAAGGCATTTTTAACAAGATTGCAGCCGGACAGATTACCGGCGAAACAAGGGATGCGGTACGCAAAGCCATTGCTGATGAACTGAAAAAATCCGGCATTTCCGCATTAGTGGATAAAGGCGGGAAAACTTGGGATTTGCGCCGTTATGGCGATATGCTTGCCCGAACATCATTAACCCGAGCGCATAACAGCGGAGTAATAAACCGCATGGCGGGTGGTGGGTATGATTTGGTGATGGTTAGTAGCCATTACACTTCTTGCGACTATTGCGCCCCATGGCAAAGCGAGGTTTTAAGTTTGGGCGGGGCAACGCCCGGCTTCCCCACTTTGAAACAAGCGGAAGGGGCGGGATTATTCCATCCAAATTGCCGGCACACTTATTCCCCATACCACAATGACTTTGTGGAAAAATCGCAGGTTTGGGATACCGAGCAACAAAAGTATGTTTCCATGGATGAGATGCGGGCAAACAATTTTTATAAAGACCAAGCCGCCATTATTTCCAAAAAGGAAGCAGGGCTTTTTGATTACACCAAAGATAGCTACATGAAGCGGGAACTTTTCAATTCCACGATCGGAATGAAAACCCAATATCAGTTTTTGCCGAATGTTAAACTTGATGGCAGCCAAGTTTTGCCAAACAAAATGACCACCCACATTATTGACGATATGGGGCGTAAAATTGAAATGCGTTACCCGGAATTGAAGGATAATGGCATATTGGCAAAGATGCACAGCGCCCTTGATGGCAAGCAGTATAAGACACTTGAAGAATTACATGCCGATCTTGGCACTTTGGCAAAGTCTTTGGGTGTGCCGGCTGATCCTTTCAAGGCGAGGATTACGGATATTGAAAAGGTTTATTTGAACGCCGGGAAAGCAAAGATTGAGAAATTGGCGATTATGCAGCCCAAGACTGGAAGCGTGCTTTTTTCCGCCGTAGGAAATGATCACAGCGTGGGAATACCAAAGAATGTTTGGGGTAAAGCCAAGGATGCCGTTATTACCCATAACCACCCTAACGGCACATCCTTTTCACTTGAAGATATGCTTTTGGCAAATAAGCTTAATGTTGCCAGTATCCGAGCCGTAGGGGATGGCGGGGGATATGAATTGATCCGCCCGGCAGGTGGTTGGAACGCTAGCGCCAAGGAAATAAAGAAAATGTACCAAGTGGCAGCCGACAGCATCCAAAAAGATGTTATGGCAATGAAGGCGGATAAAACCATAATCAATGTGAACACCGAAATAATCCACCGAGTGGTTGAGCAGACCGCCGGCGCTTTGGGTTGGACATATAACAAGATTTAAAAACAATATGACAAAGCAAATTATTATGGATCAAAAACCGGGAATTGATGAGCTTGGAGCCGAAGGGTTTTTGAAGCAAAAATTTGAATTGCCCGATTGGGTTGATGAACCGATACCCGGAAAGCCGGAAACTTTTAATGATGCTTTGGATGAATACAACAAACTTAAAGAAGCAATAGGGATTGAAAATATAACCGGCGCAATGGATGTGTTGGAAAGTGAAGATCCGCAAAAGATTTTGGCGTTTGCCAAAAAAATGAAAGACCGCCCGGACTTGCAAGAAGCGATGCGCCGAATGGCAAAGTATTTATAAAACACTTCAATAACTTTTGTACTTTTCATGGGAGGTGAAAAATGATGATCACAGTTTGCAACAACCGACTTTGCAAAAATAATTGTAGTGCCGGTTGCATCCAAAAAGGCGTTGCTGAAATTTGCCCATGCGGTAAAAATTATTGCCCATGGGAACCCGGCATTTCGATCGTGCCAATTCCAATTATCAGATGCAAAGGAGCGTGAAAAATGGAAACGAAAAAAACCCCGCGTTGGATTGCAAGAAGTCTTAAACCGGTTGGCGACAGGATGATGAACATGTGGGTTTGCGCACAATGCCCGGGAGCAAAAGGGGAATGTTTCCAATTGCTACCGCTAAGCGATGCACCCGCAAATATTTGCAAAACAGGGAAGTGATTTACCGGGATTGGGGGCTAAAAAATGTATAGCCAAAAGCTATGCACGCCCCCTTTCCCGACCATAAAAACCCCTTCACCACTCCCCCACCGGTTTTTTTGATGAAAAAATACAAAAGCAAAAAAAGGCTTGTTTGAGCCGCTAACGCACTCCCCTACCCTACCATGTGCATACCACTTCTTAAAAATTTTTAAAAAAAATTAAAAAATCGACTATACAGGGGAGTAGGGGAGAGAGTTAAGAAAAATATTTTGTTGGAAAAATTTTTGGAAAAGAAAAATGAAAAAATAATTTTCAAAATTAAAAATAAAATGATCGAGGATTGCAAAAATTGCGGCACGAAATTCAACAACGAAACGGTGGGGCGTTGTCCGGCGTGCAGCATAAAAAAACCAAAGCGGGGGAGAAACCGAAGCGGTAAATTTTCCGGCATTGATGATTTTAGGCGATCGCAAATTGCGGAAAAAAAGCAGGTGGTAAATTCCTTCCGGCGTTGTGAAGTTACGAGGTATGAGAGCCAAACAGGCAAGAAGGTTTTTGCTTGATGCTTGACAATCCCCCAATTTTTATTTGCACGAAATTCAAGGTGTGTTATAATTGCGGCAACGGTACGGATCACGACACGATCCGATAACAAACTTAAACAAAAAATGTATGCCAGAGCCAACCCCAACACCAACACCAAATCCAACACCCGGAACACCAGCGCCAACGCCAACACCGGATCCACAAAATCCGCCGGCACCAACGCCAGGTACCCCAACACCAACACCGCAACCAACTGAAAGCATCATTGAAAAAGATGGTGTGCAGTATATCCGCAAGGATAGTTACGATGTTGTTGCAGAAAAAGCGCGTATTGCTTCCGAAGAAAAAAAACAGCGTGAAGCTGATGAGGCGAAAGCCAAGGAAGATGATTTGCGCAAAAAAGGTGAGTTTGAAACAATAGCCAAAGCCAAAGAAGAAGAAGCTTTGAGTTATAAGCAGAAATTTGAATTGTCAGTTAAAAACAATGCCTTGTTTGTGGAAGCAACCAAGCTTGGGGCAATTGATCTTGATGCCGTTTCAAAATTGGTGGACATTTCCAAGGTGGAGCTTTCAGAGGATGGAAGCGTTAAGCCGGAAACAGTAACAGCCGTGTTGGAAAGTTTGAAGGCTGAAAAAACATACCTTTTTGGAGCAACACCCACACCGTCAACAATCGGTAACCCTACCGGCGGAGCGCCAACAGGTGGCAACCCCGCGACAAGAACCTTTAAGCGATCGGAATTACAGAACCATGAGTTTTACAAGGCTAATGAGGCTGAAATTTTGCAAGCTTACAAGGAAGGGAAAATTATTGATGATATTGACGGGCAAAGAAAGTAAAACGAATATAAAACCTTTTAATATCTTATTAAATTTAATCCTATGCCGGAACCAGTAATTGGTATGACCCAAGGTGCGGAGTTCATACCGGAAGTAGTAGCTAACAAAGCCCTTGGTGCTTTGGAAGCTGAATTGCACCTTGCAAAAAATGTTGCAAGAGATTTTGAGTACACTTCCCAAAAAGAAGGTGATACAATCCATGTGCCAGTTCGTGGAGCTTTGACAGCTAACCGAAAAGTGAGTGGCACAAAAGTAACCGTTCAGAACCCAACAGCAACGAAAGTTGATGTGGTACTGGATAATCATTGGGAGGTTACCTTTGCAGTTGAAGATATTGTTAAGACCCTTGCAACCGGTGAAACGGTGATCCAAGAAGGTTATATTGCTGATGGTATGATTGCCCTTTCAGAACAGATTGAGGCAGCATTGGCAGAATTGGCAAGCGACTTTACCCACACTTTGGGAAGCCGTGGCACAGCCGTAACAGGTGATTTAGTTAAACAAGCGCGCGCAGATTTGACAACGCGTAGAGCGCCAAGGGCTGATCGTTACCTATACATCACCCCGGAGAATGTAAACAACATCATTGAGGAAAATGTGTTTGTTTCTACTGAAAAGTATGGATCAAGCGCAGTTGTACAGGATGGTGAGCTTGGAAAAATCTATGGTTTCCGAACTATGGAAAGTATCTTCCCAGTTGAGGAAGGATCCCCAGCAACCACTTACAACCTTGCTTTCCAAAGAAATGCAATGGTGCTTGCTACTCGCCCATTGGCAAAACCAATGGCACCGGGAGTGAAAGTTGGATTTGTTGAGCAAAACGGCATTGTTATCCGTGTGATTTACTCATACGATGCAGCCAACCTTGCTGATCAGATTACGCTTGACACTTTGTTTGGTGTAGCGATCATGCGAGATGATCTTGGAGTTGCACTTTTGAGCTAGTCTTAAAAGCTGATATAAAAAAAGCCGGCAGCAATGCCGGTTTTTTTGTTGCTTGATTTTCAATAATATTGTAAAATTCAAACATAAGTAAACCATACTAAAACCAAACAAAAACATGAAGTATTATTTGAAAAATCCCCAAGGGAAAATCGAGGAAAAAAACATCAACGCTAAGCAATTTTGGGAGTTGAAACGCAAAGGGTATAAAATGCTTAGTAGTGCGGAACGCTTGGAAATTGCAAGACAAAATAGGGAAACAAAGATTGATAGGAAAGCGAGGGCAAAAGAATTGGGGCTTATTGATGTGCATTTTATTTCAAGCAATGCTTTTGCTTATGATGGTTACAGCGCAAGCGCGCTTTTATTGAAAAAAGACATTGAAAAATACGGTATTTTTTTAAATGATGATTACGAGGGGCAAGAAATTTGCTTAAATTACCACTTGCCAAATACCTTGCAATATAGCCAATGCCCTAAAAACATAATCTTTTCCATGTTTGAAACCACGAAATACCCCGAATTTTGGGGTGAGTGGTGGAAAGTAGCCGATAAGTGCATTGTGCCTTCAAAGTTTTGTGCGGATGTGCTAGAGGCGCAATTTGGAGTGCGTGGCGAGGTTGTGCCATTGGGTTATGAGCCGGAAAAGTTTTATTTCTTGGAGCGTGAAAGAAACGATCAATCCCCTTTCACTTTTTTGCATTTTGACGCTTTCAAATGGCGCAAGGGTTGGGATATTGTGCTTAATGCCTTTGATCAAGAGTTTGGCGAGGATGAGGATGTGCGCCTTATTTTCAAAACCACGGTTGATAAGACCATGAACCTTGCCGAATACAAGAATGTGGAGGTTATCAAGGCGATTTATTCCTTGGATGATTTGCGCGAATTGATGCAACGATCTGATTGTTTTGTTTTTCCTTCCCGAGGTGAAGGATTTGGATTAACCCCGCTTGAAGCGATGGCAACCGGTATGCCAATAATTATCCCGGATCATACCGGAATGAGCGAATATTTTGATAGTAATTTGATGCAACCGCTTGAATGGAAATACATAGTGCCGCAATACGACAATAAGGAATTTAAGGGAATGGATCTTGGCTTGCAATTTCAACCGACTATTTCAAGTGTGCGCAAAGCGATGCGGGCAGAATATGAGGCTTTCAAGATGGGTGCAGGATACCGCAAAGTGAGGGCGCGAAACCTTGCAAGGCACGCCGAGCATTGGAAAGCCCAATATACGGCGCTTGGGGTGGCAAATGTTATAAAATCCTTAATGCAAGAAAATGCCAAAGCATAAATGCGATGATTGCAAGTGCCAAAACACTTGCCTTAATCCCCGCTACCGCAAATTTAGGGAAGGAAAGCAACCCCATAATTGCCCGGCTTTTTGGGTGAAAACAAAAAGGGATCGAGTAAAAAAGTGGTTTAATAAATTTTTTAAATAAAAAACATGGAAACAAAAATTGCGTTGATTACTGGATGTGGCGGGCAGGATGCCTTTTATTTGGCGGAATTGTTGCATGGCAAGGGATATGAAGTACACGGCTTGCACCGGGCAAATAGTGGCGAAAGCATTGATGAGGCAGCAAAGAAATTTAGCGTGCCGATTAAATTGCACTTTGCAGAATTACAAGACACTTCCCTTTTGGACAATATTATTTTTGAGATTATGCCGGATGAAGTTTACAATTTGGCAGCGCAAAGCCATGTTGCCACCAGTTTTAAAATCCCGGAATATACCGCCAATGTAAATGCCTTGGGAGTATTGCGCCTTTTGGAAGCGATCCGCAAATATAAGCCGGAGTGCCGCTTTTATCAAGCTTCAACAAGTGAGATGTTTGGCAAAGTGCAGGAAGTACCACAAAAGGAAACCACGCCTTTTCATCCAAGAAGCCCCTATGGAGTGGCAAAGCTTTTTGGGCATTGGGCAACCATCAATTACCGGGAAAGTTACGGCATGCACGCTTCTTGCGGGATTTTATTTAATCACGAAAGCCCGCACCGTGGCACCAATTTTGTAACCCGAAAAATTACCAAGGCTTTTGCCAAAATGAAGCATGGCAAGCAAGAATGTTTGGAACTTGGCAATTTGGATGCAAAAAGGGATTGGGGGCATGCCCGGGATTATGTGCATGCAATGTGGCTTATGCTTCAACAGGAAACCCCGGATGATTATGTGATAGCAACAGGGGAAACCCGCACCGTACGGCAGTTTGTGGAAACTTGCGCACAGATATTTGGGTTTGATTTGCAATGGTACGGCGAAGGCGTGGATGAATACGGCGTTGATAAAAATTCAAATAAGGTTATAATAAAAATAAACAAAGACTTTTACCGCCCCGCCGAAGTGGATTTATTGATTGGTGATCCGAGCAAGGCAAAGGAAAAATTGGGTTGGAAGCCGGAATATACCTTTGATGCTTTAGTGGCTGAAATGTGTTACCAAGACGATGAAGAAGAAAAAACACTTTCTTAATTTCAATTTAAAATAAAATTATGGCACTTGAAACAACCCCAACACATCCGCTTGCCGATAGTTATGTAACCGTAGCGGAAGCCGATGCTTATTTGCTTAATCGCAAGGATGTGGCAAATTATACCGCGCTTACTAATGACCAAAAGGAAGCGCTTTTGAAGCTTGCCACTAAGCACATTGATAGTTTGCGTTACCGGGCAGAAAAGCTTTTTGAGGATGCGCAATATTTCCGCTTGGAGCAGTCTTTGAAATTCCCAACCGAAGAAGAAGAACGATACATGGGAAGTGTTGCCACAGTTGACGGCAAGAAAATAACCGCCAATTCCCTTAAAAATATTGCGACTTTGCCGGATGATTATTTCAATGGTGGTGCTTTGATCATTATTGATGGCACCGGAAAAGGCAAAACATACAAAGTGGCTAACTTTGTTTGCGAAACCGGGGAAGTTGAAGTTGAACAGGATTTTGCACCGGCACCGGATACTACAAGCCGATTTATGATTGTTGAAAAAATACCTTTGCGGGTTAAAAATGCGGTGTGCGAACAAGCACTTTATATTTGCAATGGCGGTGGTGAAAGGCAAAAACTTCAAAGCGAGGGGGTAAAATCTTATAGCATTGGCGACCTTAGCGAAACCTTTGCCGACAATATGGTTGGATCGGGAAAAATCGCAATTTCCAATGAAGCCAAAGGACTATTGAAGGGGCTTTATACAATAATTGGAAGGCTAACATAAAAACCCATGATTGAAAGCTATTTGAACCAAAGCGTAACGATCAAAAGCAAAACCGGATTTGATTTGGAAGGGAAACCGACCACATCCGCAGGGGTTGCGATTGCGGCGCGCTTTCAACATAAAACCAAGACACTAAGAAATGACCAAGGGGTTGAATATACCGTTGATGCTGAACTTTGGGTTAAACCCGGGCAAGCCATTGCGCTTGAAGATGTGATCACTTACGAAAGCGTGAATTACAAGGTTGTAAAAATAGACGATAAACGCAATTTAAGCGGTATTACAAGCCACAAAAAAGCACTTCTTACGAGAACCAAAGAGTAATATTTTTCGCTTAATAAAATGGGCTTTGATGTGAATTTTGATGATAGCGACTTGCAGCGCGGACTTTCAAATTTGGATAGGCAAGTTGATAAATGGTGGAAGGATGCCCGCGAGCAGATGGCGGATACTTTGCTTTTAATTTCAAGGATGGAAGTGCCACACGACAAAGGAACTTTGCAGACTACCGGGCATGTATTTTACGAGGCAAGCGATGATGCAATGTGCGTGGCATACAATACGCCTTATGCCGCTTATGTGCATGAAGGCTTCCGCCGGGATGGATCACACAAAATATTGAATTATCAAAAGGGCAGAAAAAAGAAATACCTTGAAGATCCATTAAAGCTGAATATCAATACTTGGAATAAAATTGGATCGGACTTTGTGGCTAACAAATTAAAAGGTAAAATTTAAACTTATGGCACGATTAGTTGAAAACATAGCAACATATTTAGCAGCAAATGGAATTGGCACCAAAGCCACCGATATTTTCATTGGCACCATGCCGGATACCTTGGATAATTGCGTGATGATTGATCAGACCGGAGGGGTGCAAGCGGATAGGTACTTGCCAGTTTTAAAGCCAACCGTGCAAATATCCGTGCGTAATACCAGTTTTTTGAGCGGACTTGATAAGATAAGCGCAATTTATAATTTGCTTCACCAAAAAGGCGATAACCTTGTTTTGGAAAGTGGCGGGGTGGATGTGATGAGGATTGATGCGATGGGCGAACCCGGACACTTGGGGCAGGATGATAGCAGCCGGCACTTATTTTCATGCAATTTTGTGGTTAGATTAAGAAATTAAAAACAAAAAACCATGCTAAAAATAGACGATAAATTTTACAAGGAAATAAGATGCACCGCTTGCCGAAGGCTTCTTGCCATGGAGTATATTTATTCCGGGCGAATTATGATAAAATGCAGATGCGGGGAGATGAACACGATCACTTACAAGACCCCAACCCGGCTGATTAAAAAACTGAATACGGATGAAGCGGTATTTGATCGAAAACCCAAACAAGAATAATGGCAGTTTAGAGATAATTATTTATTAACTAGAAAGGCAGGTGAATAAACATGAGTGATGTAGCAAACATTAAAATCGGCGCTTGTAGCGTTGTATTTGGAGCAGTTGACCTTGGACACACTAAAGGTGGCGTAACCGTTACTTATTCCCCGGAATATGCGGAAATTACAGCCGATCAATACGGCAAAACCGTTATTGATAAAGCCTTGGTTGGTGAAAAACTAACCGTGAAGGTGCCTTTGGCAGAAACCCAAATTGCAAACCTTGCAAAAGTTATCCCAATGGGAACATTGGCAGGAACAAACGGCAGAATTACGCTTGGTAAAGAAGCCGGAGCAAGACTTGCAGCCCTTGCAGCCCAACTTGTACTTCATCCACTTGTCAACGCAGCTAATAACCGCGCTGATGATGTTGTGATTTATAAGGCAGTTGTTGCCGGTGAAGTTTCTTTGAATTACACCGTTGAGGATGAGCGAGTTATGGAAGTAGAATTTGAAGCGCTTATTGACACTTCAAAATCCAACGGATCATACCTTGGAATTATTGGAGATAGCGCCGCAGTTTAATTTTAATTAAAGAGGTGCGCCCACCGTGGCAATGACACCCAATTATATTACCCACATGAAAACACTTGAAACAGAAAAACAAATCACAATAAATGGCGTAAAAATCAAGCTTAAAAAATTGCCGTTACGCAAGATCATTGGCTTATTGTCAGACTTGCAAAAGTTGCCGCAGGAAATAACCAACATTGACACCATGGCTTCCGATAAAATTTTGGAAACATTGCCAATGATGATTGCTTCCATTTTGCCCACCGTTTCCGGGCTGATTGTTAAGGCAGTTGATCAAAAGGAGGTAACCGAAGAATTTTTGCTTGATGAGTGCGGTTTGGATGATAATATTGACTTGATAACAGCGATTTTGGAAGTTAATAATATTGCCAAGATCCTTGAAAGCATAAAAAAAATAAAGGGGTTGAGAGCGCCGAAGGCATAGCCCGCCAAAGCGAACCGTTAGAGCAAACCCTAGATTACTTTTTGCAAAGCATTATTGATGTGCTTGCCAGTAATTACCATTGGGCTAAAAATGAAATTCTTGATACCGTTTATTTGGATGAAGCGATTGATTATTTGGACATGATAAAGCGCCGAAAAGTGCAAGAAGATTTGATGCAATTGGCGATTATATCAAACCCACACACGAAAGAACCAAAAACACTCCACAACTATTTATTGGGCGAATTGAAAAAGTTGGAAAGAAGGGGTATGATTGAAGCAACACCGGAAGTGGGAGCTTTCAAAAAACTAAAATCAATTCTTAATCATCCTAAGAGATAAACAAGATGGCACTTGATGCGGGATCAGTCGTTGCAAAATTTAAAGCCGATATTTCAGAAATGAAAACCGGCATTGCTTCCGTTAAAAGCAGCGTTAGCGGAATGAAAAGCGGATTTGCCACCGCCGGAAAAGAAATGGCAAATGCGGGGCAAGCAATTGCAACCGGGCTTGGCGTTGTAGCCGTAGCCATGGCAGCCGTAGGCTATAAGTCTTTGAAGGTTACCGCCGATTTGGAAAGCCAAAGGATGGCGTTTAAAACTTTGCTTGGATCAGTTGAGGCAGCCGATGCGGCACTTGAAATGATTAAAAAAGATGCAGCGGAAACCCCTTTTGAAATGATGGGGTTGATTAACGCTAATAAACTTTTAACAGCCGTAACCAAAAATTCACAGGAAAGCGAAAAAATGCTTTTAAATGTTGGTAAAGCGATTGCCGCGACAGGTGGCGGGCAGGAAGCACTTGATCGTATCATTGTTAACTTACAGCAAATCGGATCCGTGGGGAAGGCTTCCATGATTGATATTAAGCAGTTTGCCTTTGCCGGTATTCCTATTTTTGACATGCTAACCGAAAGCACCGGGAAAACCGGGGAGGCTTTGGGTGATTTTATTTCAAATGGTGGCGTTACCTTTGATGTTTTGAAGAAAATGTTTGAGAAAACCGGGGAAGCCGGAGGGCGTTTTGCAAATGCTTTCACCGACCAAGCCGGAACTTTCAACCAAATCGTTTCTAACATGAAGGATAGTTTTGCCATATTTTCCGTTGAGGTGATGAAGCGCACCGGGATTTTTGATGGCATAAAGCGTGGACTTCAAAACTTCATGCAGTATATCAACGACCACAAAGAGGATATTATAAATTTCATTACAAACAGCATTGCCGCGATTGCAGATTTCGCAAATAAAGTGGGCGTGTTTCTTGCCCCGGTGATTGATTGGCTTAAAAAATTCTTTGCCGAACCGGAAAACAGGAAAGCCGCCTTGATTGGCTTCTTTGTAGCAATAGGGGTGATGCTTGCAGCCTTTGCGATTGCCTTTATAGCGGCGCACATTACGGTTATTGCCATATTTGCAGCCATTACGCTTGTTGTAGGCTTCTTTTATAAATATTGGGATCAGATATGGGCGGGGATTATTTCAATTGTTGATGGCGTAAAGGCATATTTCAACGCCTTTATGACTTTTTGGCAAGGCGTATTTGATGCCATTGGTGCAGCCTTTAGGGCATTTTACGATATTATCATTGCCCCGATTATTGCCGCCATTGTGGAGCGCTTCCAGTTTTGGGCTTCAATCTTTTCATGGGTTTGGAATAATGTTATTTTCCCGGTGCTTTATCTTGCCTATGCAATTTTTGCAAGGGTATTTTATGAGATTTGGACAAACGCCGTAAAGCCGGTGATTGATTGGATTTATTCCGGGCTTAAATGGCTTGGCGACCAAATCAAAAGCATTTGGAATAGCGTATCAAGCGCAACATCAAGTATTTGGAACGCCATTAAGGATTACATGACCGCGCCGATCAATGAAGCCAAAGGCACGATTTCAAATATTATCAATGCTATTAAAAGCGGATTGGAAAGTGCATGGAATGGCATTAAAAATTTCTTTTCCGGCATGAAAAATGCGATTGTTTCCGCCTTGGTGGAACCTTTTGAAGCAGCCAAAAAGAAGATTGAAGAAATTGCCCAAAGCATCAAGGATGCAGCCGACAAAATCAATCCTTTCCATAGAAATTCCCCATCCTTGATTGATTGGGTGCAAAAAGGTATGGGCGTGATCAAGGATGAGTATGCCGGACTTTATGACAGTATGAGCCAATTAGATTTCAAAGGGCAGGTTATAGGCATTGCCGATCAAATGAATTTCACCCCTAATTTCCAACCGGCAGGGGCAAAGGTGATCCAACAAAATGTTTACGCCAACTTAAACGATGGCTTGGATGTGGACACTTTAAGCGATAGGTTGGCTTTTAAATATAGAAATACAAACTAATGATTACGCAAATTCAATTGAAATATGACCGGGCAAAAAATGGCAGTTTTTACTTGCCTATTGGAACCTATGAAAGCGGGTACCTTTTCAACAAGCTTTCCGGCTTTGATTTCCCGGAAGCGCAAGTTGATGTAAAGAGCCGGGGCAATTATTACGGCGCCCAATTGGGAAATTACAATTACGGAAGGCGTATATTGACCGTGGAAGGCGAGATTATAGCCCAAAACACCGCAGACTTTGAAAGCCTAAGAAAAGAACTTTTGGAGGCTTTGGCTTTCCCAAATGGATTGAAGGATATAATAATCACCACCCGGGAAGGGCTAGAATTGACCGCTAGCGTGATTTTAAACAGCCGACCCGACATACCATACCAAAAAGGTAAAATGGTGCGGGCAGACTTCCATTTTGAGCTTGTGGCGCCATTTCCCTTCTTGCTTTCAACCACCGAAAAGATGGATACGGCGGAAGTGTACGGTGGCGGAGGCGGAGCGGTGCCAATGGGATTGCCTTTTGCAATGGCAGCCGGGGCAAGCAATGCCTTGGAAATTGAGAATGAGGGCAATGTGGCAAGCTTCCCAACTATCAGAATTTATGGCGCAGCCGAAAACCCAAGCATCCAAAATGAAACCACCGGGGAAACTTTAAGCTTTACTTATACCCTTGGATCGGATGATTATATTGACATTGACATTTTCAACCGCACGGCGATTTTGAACGGTGCCACAAATATTATGCAGTATGTTGCCGGGGATTGGTTTAAAATTGATCCAGGCGTAAACATCATTAAATTAACCGGAACTAATACCAATGCAAACGCCAAAGCGGAAATAACTTGGCGTGATGCTTACATGGGAATTTAACCACATGTTTTTCAGAGTAATTGTTAAAAATTTGGATGGGAGCAAGCAACATGATTTGCCTTTCACTTCCCTATCCTTTAGCGAAGAATTGAACAATGACCGGAGCGCCACGGTTACTTTTGAACGCCAAATTTTAAAGCAAATCGCGGACACTTACGGCGTAACCCCACTTTCCATCCTAACTGATGAGTACAAGGAACTTTATATTTACGATGTTGCCGGCAACCTTGTTTATTCCGGGTATATTTCCGATATTGTGATGAGCCGCGGAAAAGGCGAGCAAGGAAGCATGCAGATTGCAAGCAAAGGCTTCTTTTCGCTTCTTGCAAGGCGCTACACGGCAGATTTGGCGGAATACATAAGCGAGGATGCAAGCAATATTGCTTGGGGGCTTATAGCGTACACACAGGCTTTGACAAACGGCGATTTTGGCATAACCCGAGGAGCAGATCCAACAACGGTTGATCGTGATAGAACTTTCCGGTACAAAAACATCAAGGATGCTATTGAGGGTATGAGCAACACCCAAGTTAAAAACGGTTACGATTTTGAAATTGATAATAATAAGGCTTTCAATGTTTATTTTCCAAATAAAGGAACGCAACGCCCGGAGATTGTCTTGCAAGACAATGTGAATATTGACACTTACAGCATCCGCAAGCCATTTTTGGATAGCGTAACCAATGAAGTGATTGTGTTTGGTGATGGAATTGGCGAAGGTGGATTGGTTGTGGTGCGCGATGCCGAACCGGTTTACCAAGAAGTTTTCAATCTTTTGCAAAGCACATTGAGTGAGAAAGATGTGATCGAATTAACCACGCTTCAAGACAAAGGCGATAAATTTTTGGATAATGAAAAATTCCCGAAATTGGGGATCAATATTACCGCCGATTATGACACCATCCAGTATGTAAATTTTGGGGTTGGCGATTGGTTGAAAATGATAATCCCGAATGAAGAAATTGATGCCTCTTACCGGGTTATCAAGCGAACAGTGCAAAATGATGGCACCGTTAATATAACTTTTGAACCAAAATGATATGCCAATAGATAGCGACTTTGTGGACATTATACGAAACCTTCAAAAGCGAGTTAAGACGCTTGAAGAACGCCAGCTTTCAACCGTGAATGGTATTTTAAGCATTGGCGCCGATGGAAAAATACAACTTGATGGCACCACGCCAAAACAGACCATGAAGGATGATACCGGAACCGTGCGAGTTGTGCTTGGCTATTTACCCGGGAAATTTTAAAGAAAAAATATGGATTACGGATTGGCAATTTCGCAAAAGGGCTATCCGGCGGACAATTGCCCCGACCGCTTTTTGGCATTTTCAAGTAGCTTTCAAACGCTTAAAATTTTCAACCGTTATAGCGTAACTGGAACCGTACCGGCGGCAGGTGTGAACACCATTACCATAACGCATAATATTGGATTTTATGCGCCTTTTTATGTGGTTTATAACGGCACCGCCAATAATATTTCCCGGATAAAAAATACAAGCGTACGAAATTATCAAAATAGGGTTGAAATTGACATTGAAAACGGCTTTATGGGATTGGCTAACGGCACCACAGTTTATTTCACGGTGTATGTGTTTTTAAGCGATTTTTCCGCAGTCGATCCCGAAGATATTGTTGTGAGTGGAGCAGGTGGCGCGGCGGGCGTTGATTGGGGCATGAGAATTTCCAAGGATGGATACGATGCCGAAACTTGCACCGATGATCAACTTATTTTTTCAAGTAGTTTTTTCACCAATATTGTACACTTACAAGGAAACGGCGGACATGGTGGCACGCTTAGTGTGGATCATGGCTTGGGGTATATCCCTTCCGCTATGGTGTACGGCAGAAAAGATGGCACGGATTATATTTACCCGGCGCGCGGATTGACTTTTTACCTTAACCCACTTTTTGGTGGAAATACCGGTTTGATGTATGGGGTGGATGAAACCAACCTTTTTGTGGGATATAACGATTTAGACCCAATAGAATTTGGATCAATGTGGCGCACGGATTTTACCTATTATTATATAATTTTCAAAAAACCTTTGACTTAATTTTATGGGAGATTGGGGATTTAGAATATCAAAAAAAAGCGTTGATGCCGAAACCGGAGCAGATAAAGACATGGCGCTTACCACAAAATACCCGCTTATGAAGGGGGCGGCTTCCGGCAGCGGAACGATTGAAGTTTTTTGGAACGCCCCGGGGATTGTTACCATACCGCACGGCTTGGGGTATATCCCAATGGTGCAAGCCTATAATGATGTTTGTGCGCATGGTTGGGCAGAAATGCCAAACGGCGGGCGCTTGGGTGATCCAGTGGAAACTTTCGATGCTTATGCCTATGCCGATGCAACCAATGTGTATTTGGTTTTTACCTTTGATAGTGGTTATGGATCGGGAAGTTGGATTTTCAATTATAAATATTTTATTTACAAGGACAAAGGCAAATTGTGATTTAATTTGCTTTGTGATAAAATAACGGTGCAAAATAAAAAATCAAAATGATCCTATTTTACGACAAAAAAACCGGCGATATTATTGCAACCCTTGACGGGAGGCTTCACGGTGAGCAGCAATTAAACATGAGTGTTTCAAATGATCCAAAAATGGAAGTTGGAAAATTCATCATTGGTTGGATTGAAAAGGAAGGCAAGAAAATCGCTTGCAACTTAGACAAGATGGACATTTTACAGCGTTTTGAAGATATTACGCCGGAAAGCCCGCTTGATTATAAAATAGATACACAAACATCACTTTTAATTAAAAAATAATCCTTCAATTTTATGGCGGCAAAACTTCAAACAATGCGATCCGGGGGAACCCAGCACCCCGAAGAAATAGTAAATTTTATGATGAGCCAGTTAGTGAGCGTGCCGGGCGTGTATGATTTGGCAGCAAGCAAGCTTTTGGTTACCCAAGAAACAGTACCGGCAATGAGTGTTAAGGTTGCGCAAGGTGCGGCTTTTCTGAAAGCATCCGGCGCCAATATGGCATATCCCGGATTTCTTACGGATGCCGATGCAAGCGTGGCAATTTCTTCAAATTCAAGCGGCAACCCACGAAAGGATGCCATTGTTTTATATGTTGACAAGGGAGCCACACCAAACGCAGATATTACCAATGTATTGAAGCTTATTGCCGTGGATGGAACGCCGGCAGGATCGCCAGTATCACCAAGTGATGCAACCATCCAAGCAGCGATCGGGTCGGCTAACCCATTTTTGAGGTTGGCAGATGTTACGGTTGCTAGTGGTGCCGTTTCGATATTAAACGCAAACATTTTAGATACCCGCGTTGAAATGAAGCTTAAAATTCAAATTGCAGATCCAACACTTGCCCAACAAGCGGCAAGCAAAAATTATGTGGATGGACTTGCCGGAGTGCATGCAGCTTCCGCAAAAACTACACCGGTTGATGCTGATGAGTTTGGCTTATTTGATAGCGCGGCGGCTTGGGTTTTAAAAAAGCTTTCATTTTTGAATTTGAAATTGGCTATAACTGATTGGAATAATCCAATTGGAACCATCCGAAGTTTTAATGTTTCCACTAACCCGGCAACGCTTTTAGGCATTGGAACTTGGGCAGCACATGGAACCGGAAGGGTTACTGTGGCGATTGATGCAGGGCAAACCGAATTTGATGTTTTGGGTGAAACTGGTGGAGAAAAAACGCACCTTCTTACTGGATCAGAAAGTGGAGAAAAAGGACATGGACACAGCGATAGTGGACATGGGCATAATGTACAAGTAATCTCAACAAATGTTTGGTGGAATAATGGAGGAACAGCTTATGGCACAGGAACGCAATATAGACTTACCCCGGATGTTGCTAGTGGTGGGCAGTTAGTCGCAGCAACTGGATATGCAAATATTTCCTCAGTTGCAGCAGCAAATGCTTCCGCGGCGCATAACAACTTGCAGCCTTATATCGTTGTGTATAGATGGGTTAGAACTGCTTAATAAGTTTTTTATAATTATAAAACAAAACTATGATTACAAGTGAATTAAAATTTGTGGTTTTTACTATAAATAGTACCGAGATTTGTTTTGGAAAAGGGGATAAAATAAAAAATACAGATGGCACGATCTCGGAAAATACTATTGAAAAAATATTGTTATACGAGGATAAAACCGTTGAGTTGATAATTTCAAATGGAAGAATTATAAATTATTGTAACTACCCAATGTATTTTGAAAAAGTATAATAAAAATTTAATTAAAATTTTATGAAAAAAGTAGAAAAAAATGCCGAAGAAGTCGCAGCTGAAGAAGTAGTTGAAGCAGTGATTGAAGAAGTTAAAATTTCCGTGCCAAAATTCACCCGCCCGGAAGTTGTTGAGGAATTGACCGAGCAAAACATAAAAGACATTGTGGAAAGCCAAGAAATTGAGATTAAAAATCTTACTAATGAAATTGAGCGCAAAAAGGCTTGTATTGCACATTATTCAAAGTTTTTAAAATAAAAACCTATGAAAAGGCTACACTTATTTGCACACATGGATAAAAACTTTGTGCGCAAGGGGCAAAGGGTTATTAAATATGTAACCCCGATCGGAACCGTTGGAGATGGCAACGGACAGTATTATGCCCACCTTCATTTTTCAATTTCCGAAGGCTTAACCGTGGATCAGTTGTACAATTATATTTCCGGTTGGAGCAAAGCAAAAGTGGATCAGTTTTATAAAGACCCTTCCGGGGTTGATTTTGAAAAGATGTTTGGGCGCAAAGTGGATGTGGGAAATTTTGGTTATGGCTTCCTTGATTGGGTTGGATATGGTTTTCACCCGGGCGTGGATGTAAACGGCATGGGTGGTGGCAATTCAGATTTTGGCTATCCTTTCAAATCTTCTTGCGATGGCGTGGTTGTTTATGAAAAGCGCACATGGTTTAAAAATGGCGGATGGGGCAACCTTATTGTGATTGCCGAGGACTAAAGCAAAATGTGTTATAATAAAAAAAGACGAAATACCATACCAAAACGCTATGAAAAAATTATCAAAATACCACAATGGATATAATCATGGACAACTTACAATTGATCATTTCAATAGCAACTTTGGGTGGCATAATCTTTGCCATATATAAGACTTTCACCGACCCCGACATTAAGGCAGCAGCACGAATTGATAAAATTGAAACTTCTTGCCCGCTGAAACACGATAAAATCAATTATGTTATCAATGAGATTAAAGAGAGCCTAAAAAGCCTTGATGCGAGCATGTTGCTTATCAAGGAAAATGACATTAAGCATATTGAAAATGAGATGCGCCGAATGTCAGATGTGCAAACAAAAATCCTTACAATTTTAGAGGAACGCAAAAATAATAATAAATTATAAAAGCAAAACTATGTGGAATTTCATTACTTCCGCGGTTGAGTACCTAAGCGGTAAAAAAACCTATATTGTGGGCGGGCTGATGATCGTGCTTGGCTTGATCCAAGGCGACAAGCAGATGATCCTTGATGGTGCCGGCTTCATTTTCTTGCGTGGTGGCGTTGCCAAAATGCAAAAAGGCATGTAATAAAAACCATTTCGTTTTTATCAACGATATGGTTGTGGATAACTTTTTAACACCCCTATTTATGGGGTGTTTTTGATGTGTTGACATGATTTGTGGATATGATAAAGTATAGTAAAGGTTAGTAATAATTAAACACAAAACAACCTATGAAAAAAACAATCGCAGCATCCCTTTTGGTGGCGGTTATGATGCTATCAATCGGAGCAACGGCTTATGCCGGCAAGGATTATTACAAGTTGTACAAGCTTTATGAAGCAAGGTACAAAAAAGCAAAAAAAGAGATTAAGAAATTGAAAGCGCAGCGTGATGATTACGGCAACCAAA